TGTGCTCATTATCGCAGATTAGACGCATATAACGATCATGTGAGACTCTCTGGTTCTGAGTGTCAGGATCGAAACATGAGCATTTGTCCTAGCCTGAAGTTCTACTCCCATTTGTAGAGGCGCTAGGAAATCTCATACGGTAGAGCTTTAGAGACGGCTCAATAACTTTGCTGTTGCGGTACCAAATCCCGTATATCCAGCAAGGTTGTACATGACAAACTCCCTGTGGGGATGGTCTTTTGTTAGTACTCAACGTGTCCCGTCAATTCTATAGGCGCTCTGCTTCTACGCCATTGCAAAACTTAGTTACATCCTCATCCCTCCATGGTCTTAAATTTCAAGGAATTTGTTTCGAAATAGATCCAATGTTGGGAAATGCCTAACATAATCGACGGTGTTATGCGATATAAGAGCTGCAACTAATGGTGTCTCACCGACGTGACTCGTGCAGGATATATGGCTCACGTCAGAAGTGTGGACCCACTGAAAGCCTCAGCCTACGATGCGGCTTATTAAAAAGCTGTGTAGGAACATTTCATTGAAGAGAAATATGAGTTCATGACCAAGACAGGCGAGATTTTTATTCGAGATTATAACGCCACTAGTTAGACCAATCGCCCGCGAGCGCTCTACCCCCCTCCATTTTCTTAGAGAGCAGTCTTGGGTCATCTTTCCTATATTATGACTCGTATAGCAAAGCATAACTGCCCGGAGTTTCTATCCGGTTTGGAGCTTGAAAACTTCGAGAACGTCATGAACGAGTTTATGCCAAAGGAGCGGGGATGGCAAACCGTCTCGATTGATGGATCAAGTCATGATTCGCATCAGGATAGCTCACTCATTGACTGTGTAGACAATGTGTACATAAAGAAGTTTTATGAGCTATGTTTCCCCTATTTAGAGTTACCCACTGTTTTATATTCTTCTGTTTATCGCCTAGCTACGAACCTGTTTAACAAATTCACTTGTTATTACCCCGGTACACGTATGCCTTAATTCACATTTTCTATAGCTGGTACAACGTACTCTGGACACCCTCTGAGAACCACCTTAGGAAATAGCGTGAGAGTAATAATGTACATGCGGTATTGTTTATAAGGTCTTGGCACGTGCTCGGGGTTTTATGTATCAGGCGATGACGTCCTCCTCAAGATCAGGAAAGTTGATGTGCGTTAATTCCAAAGAAATTTCTGGTTAGTGTATAGCGACACCTAATCTGGATATCATGGTCTTGGCCAGTGCGCCAAACGTCTTGATTTTCTGAAAGAGGGATATGGGAATTTTTTATCCCGTAATTTCAGTAGTAGCCATCCACTACCCTAGAGGAACGTGAACCGAATGTTCGGACAGTCAATGGCTAGCTTAAAGCCCGGCGATTACGAAAGCTACTAGTAATCGTTGCACCCCAACTTAATGCATGATTGCACACGAGGTGGTCCCTCCGTTGATACCTATGTTATAGCTAGCTCAACGGGAGATGTGGCAGGTGTCGATGTTAATATCCTCCGTTTGCTGGACACCTAGGAGGAGTAAAGTACTTATGCTTTGTCATGTTTATAGGGGCCTGTTGGCGGTGCCCATTACTAGACTAACATAAGGAATTTTAAGGAGTTGCATTAGTTGAGACTTAGGTACCCGCCCCGATGCGGGACGTCGTAATTTCATTAACCGATTTACACCCGTCTCATATCCTTTACTATATTACTCCTACTATTATTACTTCTTTCAGGATTATCCATTTTCTATTAACAAGTTTAATTAAGTAGCATTCCTTTCAATATGGAACCCAATAAAAAGATCCTACCCCGTAAAGCAGGGAAGAGGCCGTATGGACGACCTACTCGACGTAACTAAGGTCAGACTCTGAATAGCCTTATGGCTTCTGTGAAAACCATCTAGTCTAAGCTAGAGAAGGATTACGGAGGTGGTTAGCGTATACCTTATTCAACGATGAAAAATCTGTACACGGAATCATCAGCGGTTGCTGATTAGATCGACAGCGTTAGGCGTCTAGTTAACGGTCGAGGTTAACACGGGAAGCTTTTGAAACTCTTAGGTCTCAAATCTATTGAAGAGCTGGATGGGTCTTTCTCCTCAGCTAGCTTACAGGACTAGAACCATATGCTTGCTGTAGCACTGGGAGATGGCTTATGGGCAGTTGCAGCCCCTTGGATTAGTACCCTTGCAAAGCAATACGGTCCTTCTATCTTTAAGAAGGTCTGGGACTGGGCAAAGAACACAGGGATAGGTAAGCGAGCCGTCAACGTTGCTTAAGATTATTTGGGGCTCGACATGAATGACAATGTCTATGACCCTTATACGCTGAGTTCTAGTGCTAAACCGTTGTAAAGTTAATATTTCCAAAACATAGCACAAAATGATAGCCTCCGAAATCATCTTATAAGTTACAGTATTAATACTGTGAATAAAGAGGCTATAAAGTAGCTCTTCGTCCCCTACATGTGCAAGGGTTCTCGTGTTCCTAGAGCGCTTGTTTCTTAGCCTGTTGCTTTCCTCCACAAACGGATAGGTATGACGAATACCCCCTCTAACAGTGGCGCAGCTAGCTTTAGTTTCAATACCAACGCTACTGGGAATTACATCCTACAGTTCAGACCAGACGCCATTTTTTAACCAGGCGTAGGGTTCAATGGGAAATAATTTATCCAGTTTAGTAACGATGCCGCTCTGTCTATTGATTCAGGGGCGGCAGCTGCTTGGTCTGTGGGGGATGGGTTTTGTCTTCCGTTCGTCGTGAATGTGTCCCGTTATACGGTGACATCTTTCAGCGTGAGGCTTAATGTAATTAGCTCTGCACTGAATACAACGGGGTACGTCACTGCGGGAATGTGGACTGATGAACCTGATTCCGCGTGGTGGCACTCTGGTGCCGGTATGTCGGATATAGGTAACACCGTGCTGCTTAACTAGTAAACGGCCTTTTAATGTTCATTAAATCAGGCGTCTGGTAAGATTATCACCTTTAACACCATCTCTGACGCTGGATTCAATGATCTGTTTAATGGGACAGCTGCCGCTTAGAATGATTATCCTGGTGGTATTTGTATTGTGGTAGCAGGTGCACCACCAAATTCCGCGGTTATAGAGTACGAGGTCAATTATTCTGTTGAGTATACTCCTGTCGGGCCGCTCCTCGTCACTAGCTCTCTTGAACTAGCCGTTCCCGGACCCGCTACGTTGTAAGCTGCAGCCGCTATTAGAAATCTTGTCCCTATGATATCCCTCTAAGGATTTTAAGAGGGTGTTAATTTTTGCGATCTTATGGACAACTGTGATGACGACTTTGAGTCGGTAGTTCGTACGGCAGCTTAACATAAAGTATCAGTCCCTAGAAACGGTCTCGGCGGATCCGGATTATTAGCGGTTAGCGGGGCTTCTCCGGTATAGAAGATTGCTGCTACGATTTCATAGGCGATCACCCCCTAGCCTGTGATGATTGATCAATTCGGTCCGTAGTCTGCATAGGGATAAGCATACGGAGCAGGATGGACCGGATCGCCATAGTAGTACGCGGCCGAGACGAATGCGGCTATTTAGAATTAAGCGAATTAAGGTGGATAACCTCCCTCTTATAACCCATCCACTAGGTCCTACGGTGATGCTCCATACGGTACTAAGTTGATTAGCTCGTGAGAGAACTGATAATGTGGTATATAACCCTCTTATTTATTTATTTGTATATACATTTATCTTATCTTTCACATAAATATGAGTTCTAGGATGCTCTCCTCTGATAGAGTATCCCCTCATTGTCGATGAGGTTTAAATCATTATGGATTATTTAACACACAGGAC